CTGGGTGAAGGCTGAATGGGATTTGTTACAGCCACAAGATCGCCCTACTGCTATCCATGTTGACAGCATCGGTATTGGTGCTGGCGTGGCCGATCGACTTCGAGAACTTGGATTACCTGCGATTGACATCAATGTTTCAGAGAGTGCTGCCATGAAGGCAATTTATTTGCGTTTGCGGGATGAAATGTGGTGGAAGTGCAAATCGTGGTTAGAGTCTATGAACGTGTCCATTCGCGACTTGGAAATTCTACAGCAAGACCAGTTGGAGCTAGAGCTATCTACTCCATTAGCCTTGTTTACTTCCACTGGTAAAAACGGAGTGGAGACTAAGAAGCAGATGAGGCAACGAGGGTACAAATCCCCGAACATGGCAGATGCTCTTTGCATGACGTTCTGCCATGACGGTGCAGTAGCTTCTGGAGCTTTCGGGAGTTCCAGTGGCACATGGAATAAACCATCAGGATATGAAGCATCCGCTTCAATATGGTAGAAGTGTAACAGCCCTGTTACACCATAATTAGGAGATAGACGATGAAGCAAAGCAACCCAAAGACATTCACCAACCTAGCGAGTGGTTCGGCTAAACCCGCAGGTAAGAACAGCGGCATCTTTACGGAACCTCAACGTGCTGGTGCTGTTGTAAAGCCCTCCGTAGGTAAATCAGCCAACCGCGCTGCTTTAGCTACAGCAATGGCGATGCCAGCTAAGAAAAGCATCAGCGGCGGCGGCGTAACAGCAGAAGCGGTTCGTGCTACTGCGATGAAGACAGGACGGAAGTAATGAAAACCACAGGCTCCACAGAACTACGGGTGATGGACGACTTTGCTGATCTAATCGGTGGTGAAGACGACTTTGATGCATTAGACAATGCCGACGAAAGAGGTGTGGAGCCTGTGTCACTTGATGATGCTACCTCTGACCTTGTTACTTGGATTACAGAAGCGCAAGATCACTTAGAAAGTGACTTCTATGCGAACTGGGAGGATGCCGAAGAGTTCTTCGACGGCAACACCGACGTTCCTATAGAAAAAGGCCGCTCTCAAGTAACCAAATCGGTTGTTAGAGACACAGTACGGGCGTTAAAGCCCTCTGCTATGCGCGTATTCCTCCAATCTGACTCCATTGTGGCCTATGCGCCGTACAATGTGATGAATTTCAACGCTGCACAGATTGCCCACCAGCAGACCCTCTATGTAAACCAGCTATTCTGGCGGTCTGGCGGGTATAAAGTGCTGAACAACGCCATCCAGAATGCTTTTCTTAAAAAAGTAGGTGTAATGAAGGCTTGTTACGTTGAAAACAAAGCTGATAAGTACATGAAGCTGACTGGAATAACTTCTGAGCAGCTAGACGCGCTTGAGCAGATGCCAGATGTTGTCATTATCGCTTCTGATGAAGACGATTACGGGTTATTTGAGCTTGAAGTATCTTACAGAACCACTGGTGGAGAAATCAAGCTGTCTCACGTTCCTCTACACCACTTTTTCATTGATGATAACGCTACTGGCGTCGGTGAAGGTGAATATCGCATCTGCGGTGAAAGCTGCAACACCACGGTGTCCGAAGCCTTGTCTATGGGGCTAGAATATGACGGAGACTGGAAAGACTTTGACTCTTATGACGCTGAAAATAACGACGCGGCAGGTGAGAGCGAGGCCCGACGAGGCTACTCAAAAGACTCCAACGAAAACATGTATACCACCGACCCAAGTCAGCACTCGTTCTTATTGACTGAAGCGTACATGAAGTTTGACCTAGACGGGACCGGCATCGCCCAATTGTACCGCTTTTGGACTGGTGGAACCTCATTTGAGTACATTGCACATGAACGGGTAGAAGAAAACCCTTACGGCATTGGGCAAATTGATCCTCAACCAGACGCATGGGCTGGCCGCTCCATTTTTGACCTGTTACGACAGGACCAAAACGCATCCACGTCTTTAATGCGGGCTACCTTTGACAACGCTCACGCTTCCAATAATACCCGATTGGCCTATCACGAAACTATGGTCAACTCATCAGATGTCAACAGCAAAGTGCTTGGGCATCCTATTCGAGTGCGTCAGCCTGGAATGTTGCAGGAAATCGGAGTTTCTTCAATGGTGGGTAGTATGTTACCCCTGTTACAGTACCTTGACATGGACTCTCAGAACAAAGCAGGGGCTACAAACGCCTCAATGGGGCTTGACCCAGACGCTATGCAGTCCACAGACAAGCAGGCTGTCCAAAACACCATTGAGAAAGGGTTATCTCAACTCGAATTCATGGTTCGGAACTTTGCAGAAACAGGGTTGAAGCCTGTATTTGATAAAATGCTTCGTCTGTCCATTCGCCACAACCCTCAAAAGCAGGTTGTGGAAATCAACGGTGACTATATTCCAGTGGATCAGGCTACGTTCGAGCCAACAATGAGTATGCATACTCGTGTTGGGCTTGGTATGCCAGACGTTCAGTCTCAGCTTGCTGGGTTAGGGCAGATCGCTCAAAAGCAAGAGCAGCTTATCAGCCAATTTGGCATGACAAACCCTGTTGCTGGCATTGATAAACTGTTCAATACTATGGCTGACATGGCTAAACTAATGGGCATCCCAGCATTGGGTCGCTATTTCTCAGAAGTCACCCCTGAGATGGCCCAACAGTTGCAGGATATGCAAGATCAAGCAGCCGAGGCCGCTCGTCAAGAGAAGCCATCAGAAGCTATCATTGTTGCAGAGAACATCCGTGCCGAAGCTCGTATCCAAGAGCAACGCCTAGAGAACCAAGAGGCTGTAGAAGTCAATAGCCAAAAAGCTCGTATGGACATTATCGAAATGATGATGAAAGACGACTTTAACCGCGATAAGATGGCGCAGGACTTACAGCTTGAGACGGCTAGAATAGAAGGTGGGCATGTTGACAAGATGGAGATTAAAGCCCAGCAAGATAAAGATCGTGAGAACGGGATGCAGCAGTTTGCTTACAAGCAACTACAAGACCGTGAAAAATTCTTGCAAGGCTTGCAGCAGCAGGCCCAGCAACAGATACAGCAAAAGCAACAACCTCAACAGCCTCAACAGCCACCACGGCCTCAAGGAGGACAAGGGTAATAGGGCTGTTACGGTAGTTTGAAATAAAAAGAAAGTTTATTTTACCCCTTGACATATCCTTTTGGGTATGCTAAGGTGTAAATACGCTAAATTCCTGACTAAGAGAGAGAGAGATAGTGCAGACTGATAAGACAACTCAAGCAGAGCAAGGAGCCTTGGCGTTTTTGCAGAACGACGTCTTATCTAAGGCTGTCTTTAAGTCTCTTCGTCTGTATGCTTTTGACTCTTTTGAGTCCGCACCAGATGCGGAAGCTATGGTCAAAGCCCACGCTTTTCTAGCAGCTTCGTCTGCTTTGGAAATGAAACTAATTCAAATGGCAGACATTGCCAAAGAGGGAAATAAAAATGCCTGACACAATTCCACTTCATACCCCACTCACATTAGACTCCATCGCTGAAAGCATGGTAGTTACATCTAAAGCCGCAGAGGAAGTTCGTTCATCCGACGACGCGGCTGGTCCTGCTCCAACGAATGACAGCTTGTCAGGTAGTCAGGACGTAGAGCAGGACGAAATTCAAGAAGAGGTGGACGCCGAGCGTAACACCCCTAATACAGAAGACTTCGATCAGGACGATCAAGACGATCAGGCCGACGAAGGCGAAACCGATGGTGATGACGCTCAATCTGATCCAGAAGACGACGAAGATGTTTTAGACAACATATTCGATGCCGACCAAGAAGGGGCTGATGAAGTCGCTAGTACGGACGGTCTTGACACTTCTACACTAGGGGAGGACGTAATGTTCTCCGTGACAGAGGACGGAGTAGAGACACAAGTGCCGCTAGGAGAACTGAAACAGCGTTACGCAGGAGAAGGCGCTATAGACAAACGCTTGCAAGAGGCTACGGAGCATCGCAATTTGCAGATCCGTGACTATGAGCAAAGCAAGCAATTAACCGACACAGTGATGCAGCAATTTGGCCAAGCCTTATTCCGCCGTACTGTCCCAGAACCTTCAGTGGAATTACTCCGTACTAATCAGGCTGAGTACCACATCCAGAAGACTCTGTACGACCAAGAGAGCAACGCTCTTGTTGGAGAACACCAGAAGCTCAGTAATCTTATGGGCCAACTGGACCAAGCAAACACCCAAGCTACACAGCAGCGTAGAGCCGCTGCATCTGTTGAGCTTCGTCGTGTCATGCCTGTCTTCAACGATCCAGTTAAAGGCCCGAAAGTACGTGAAGTGCTTGTGCAGGCTGCAATGGAAATTGGTTTTACACGAGAAGCAATCTCACAATGCGAAGACCCCTTGATCTTCAAGGCGGTGGCATTAGCTGCGCGAGAACTTCGTCGTCAATCTGGTGCGAAGGTGACAAAGGTTACTCCCAAACCTCGGACACTACAAAGCGGAGGAACTCGGAACAAACCCGCATCCACTATTTCTCAGCGCAATGAACGGGACACCATAGCCAAAGCAAAAGCCTCTGGCAGCGTAGACGATGTAGCTCAAACTATGATTGTGAAGCAACCTCGTAAACGTGGTCGTCGATAGTTCGCCCCTTTAAGGAATACGAAAATGGCTGTTAATGCCCAAACCATCGAAACATACGACAACACTGTTCTGCGGGAAGACCTTGCAGAGCAATATTCTATGGTATCTCCAGAAGAGACACCAGTGATGACCTCAATTGGCACCAGTAAAGCTGCGACACAGCCACACCACGAATGGTCTGTGGTTGCTCTTGCAGCCCCTAACCGTGGAAACCAAGTTGTTGAAGGTGACTCGAACCCTGCCGTAGACGATGGCACATTGGCCCTCCGTCGTGGGAACTACACGATGATTTCTGACAAGCGTGTTATGACCTCGGAAACGTCCGAAGCATCTGACGCAGCGGCAGAAGACATCCAAAAGATCGCCAAACAAGTCACGCTTAAAATCCGTGAATTAAAGCGTGACATGGAAGGCATCATTCTGACCAACGCTGCTGCAAACATCGGCGCTACCAATGTTGCTCGTCGTACTGCTGGCCTTCCTGCGTTCTTGTTCTCAAACACAAACACTTTGCCTGCTGGTGCTGTAGCTCCCACGTTGTCAAGCGGCACCCAAGGGTATCCGAATGCTGGCTGGACTTCCGCCACAACACCTGCACCAATTAACGAAGACATGTTTAACACTGTCATCGAAAATTGCTGGACTGCTGGCGGCAACCCGACCGTTGCTATCGTAAACTCGAACAACAAGCGGGTGATTTCCAAGACCTTCACAGGGTCATCCACACGTTACAAAGACAGCATCGACAAGACCCTTATCAACGCTATCGACGTGTATGACAGCGACTTTGGCCAGCTTTCAATTGTCCCTGACCGCTTCATGCCGACCCTGAATGCCGACACCACGGTTCCAGGAAATAACGCAGGCGCAAACACAGACTATCCTGTTTTGTTGCTTGATACTGATTTTGCTTCCCTTTCCTTCTTGCAGACAATGCGCCAGAAGAAATTGGCAGAAACAGGCCACGCAAAAGACCGTCTGGTCTGGTGCGAATACGCTGTCCAAGTGGATAACGAAGCTGCTCACGGAATTTACGTTGGCACTAACGGCGCAGCGGCCTAAGGCGTAACAGCCCTAATACACCACTACCCTGCCCATCAATCACGATGGGCAGGGCTTACCTTTAGAGAGAGAGCCTGCCATGTCAGCTAAAATTAAAGAGGAAGCTCCAAAAGCTTCTCCAACCCGTAAATACGTAGCCATTCGTCGGTTTGGGTATGAAGGCGGTGAAGCCAACGTCGATGACGTGGTTGCATTGACCTCAGTTGAGGCTAAATCCCTCAACAAGCTGAAAGCCATTGCACCCTACGTCCCAGAAGACGAAGCTGAGGACAAGTAAATGGCTGGCACTGCTGTACGCGAATGGTCTGTAGACGAAAACGACCTTAAGAGCACCTTTCATTTGGTGAAAACTCAAGATTGTGAGCCTATTATGAAGGCTATATCGGCCATTCCTGCTGAACAGCGTGCCAAGTTCAATACCCAACGGGGCCACAAATACTTAGGATCAGTTCCTAATGTAGTGGCCCTGTCTTGGGCTAAAGAATGGGGGGTTCGTCTGTACTCTAAAGAGTGGCAGGCTAAGTCAGCAGATCGACTAAAGCACGACCCAACTTGGAACAGACTGAGGGCGCCTCAATGACAACCTTCGCACAGTTTAAAGAGCAGTACACCAGAGAAATGTGGCGTACAGGAGACGCGGACTGGAACCTCGACCTTCCAAATCTGATGCGGAAGGCCGAAGCGCGCATCCGCCGCGATCTGTACCACACAGAGTTAATCTCTGAGACTGTAGGCACCACAACTGAGCCTGACAAAATAGTCCTAGCAGGGGACGTTAGAGAGATTGTGTCCCTGCAAATTGTGGGGCTTAGTGGTTTGCCAATGGCTCCTGTTCAATTTGCTGACTTAGCCAGCTATAACTCTAGAGTAGGCACTAACGCTTATAGCACAGTGTACCAAGGGATGATAGCTGCTAGAGTAAAAGCGGCTGTTATGATGCAGACTGGAGCGTCTGTCGCTAATCCTGTGACTTACAAATTGGTTTATATCATGGGGATCACTCCTTATGAAGATGACCCTGCTCTGCCCTTCTATGACGCAAATCCTGACTTCTATGAAGCAGCCTTGAACGTGCCTGCTTACAAGTATTTAAAAGACTTCGCTTCGTCCGCAGAATACAACACTGGGTATTTAGACACCCTTGAAAGTATGCGGGCTGAAAGTGAATATCGCAAGTATCCGTCTGGACAGATTAACGTCCAACTTCCTGGAAACGTATTTTAGAGTAATAGGGCTAAGACACATGGCAACGCAAACACCAAATTTCTCATTCAGTCTCCCAGAAGCCGGCTTCGATAAAGGTACTTGGGGCGGGTTCCTGAACGGAAACTGGACGGCGGCCGACACTCAGCTAGCTTCTCGCATGACTAGAGACATGCTAAAGGCGGATGGCACTGCTGATGCTTTTTCTGCGCCTGTATCCGTATCCAGAGCCGGAACTGCCATGCTTGGCATGACCAACACTGGGGTAGCAGGTACAGCTTTGTTGAGCGTCGAAGGGTCTGGAGCCATTGGTTTAACCACTGCCGCAGACATAGGGAGCACCACATCAGCGGTGATCGAGCCTTCTGGGCCTTCTGTGATAAGCGGCCAAGCTGTTATCACCTATGAGAAGCTCGTTGGTGCCTTAGATTTTCTAGCATTGAATGTCCTCACCCGTCAATACCCTGTAGGGGCACTGTACTTATCTACTGTAGCTACAAACCCAAGCGTTCTTTTGGGATTTGGCACATGGGTAGCACATGCTGCTGGCCGAGCTTTGGTTGGGGTAGGTACTGCTGATGGTAATGTATGGGTAGGTGGGTCTGAAAAAGGCAACACCAATGTCACCTTGACAGTCGCCCAGATGCCTACTCACTCCCACTCCGTAAACGCCCCTTCTTA